TATCCTAAAATTACGAAATCTCTACCCCTCTAAAACGCCTTGTAAGCCCGATAGAGAGCCTTAACCCCTAGAATGAACTATCATAAGGGGACACCTCTAAAAGTGTCGCTACGAGCAACCTCGCAAGCCTGTTTTACCGAACAAGTGTTCGAGAGCGTTATCAAATCGTTATAAAACACGCTTGATATCTGCCTAACAATATGCTAGGAACACACGCCAAAAGAAAGAATTAAGACCACCTAATCGCCTAGCATATTTAGACCTAAAAAGCAAGCAACTTTTATAACGATTATGATATCAAATCGTTACCATTCTGTTATCAAAATCGCTAGGGTTTACGCTAGGGATATGAGAAACTTACAGGGTAGTAAACAACACAACGAAAGGGAAATCATGAACCAAGAATTAAAGTTAGTTGCTGAATTGCTAGACACAGAAATCTCTAGAATTAGTCGCAGACTTGAAAGTCTAGACCAAGGGGAAATCCTTAGAGCCGATAACCCTAAAGACCTGCTATTTATAAATAGTAGCCGTAAAGCATATTTAGAGCAGATGAGAGTTGCCAAGAGCGCTAGAGAGAAACTAGGAGAGGGTAACTAATGGACTACCTAAAAGACTTACTAACACTATTAGCAATATTAGGCACACTCTACGCGCTCATATGTGTACTGGCTATACCGTACTAAACAACACACGAAAGAAAGGGAACAGCAATGACACCAATACTAAAAGCAACTATGGAAGTAATGCTAAATAACGCTTTACTAAATAAAGCAGAGGACAGAAACAACGGCAAACCACTTACAGACTATGACAGAGCATATTTAGACGGAATGATTAAGACACTACAGACACTATTGAAAGGGAACTAATGACACACAAGATATTTAGACTAATCGCCGATAGTGGTCATGCTTGGCTAGAGGTAGACCTTAAGGAACTACCGCAAGCGGAACAGTTCGCGACTGGCTACGGCTACCAAGACCTAAACCTAATCTACTTAGAGGAAGATGTCGAAATGACTGGCTTTCTCAACTACTGGACACTACTAGGCAACACCTACACATTAGACGAATGGACAGTTAACGGAGAGTGGAGAGGTCGCAACATGTACCCTCACAACAAGGCACAAGAGCAGGTGAACTAATGATTTACCCTACAAGCCTTAACCACCAGATGACCTATGGCAACGGTCAAGCAGGTGACCTACTAAGCGAAATAACCCGTCACCTATACAACCGAGAAACCAAAGCGGGAGAGTGTGGAGACACACTAGGCGATTACCCTATCTTCAGTTACTTTAATGTAGTGACCATAGTAACTAAAGCGCCTATATGTAAAGACTGCCTAAAGATTTACAAAGACTAGCAACTAAGCACCGCTAACCCCTAAGCCTTAACGGTTTAGGGGATTAGCTTTAACCTAAAGATTTACTTACCTAGGTAATAGTTACCGAGGTAAATAAACTAGAGGGGAGTGGGTCATTTTCTAAAACCGCTTTTTGGACTGACACCCCGCCCGCCATAGTTTGCATAAAGTAGCAGTTCAGACCATTTAAGGTGTTAGGCTTGGGATACAAGTCATCTACGAGTCTTGGAGTGTTTATGCCTAATCCCCCGAAGCCTATTGAGCAGAAACGTCTTATCGGTAACCCTGGTAGGCGGCCTTTGCCGAAAGATGCTGTTGAGTTGCCCCAGTTGACTGGTGTGCCTGTTCCTTTGCGCCCGTTGGGTGTGACTGGTATGGCTTTTTGGGATGAAGCGTGGGGTAAGGGTCAGTTGTGGTTGGGGCGTACTGATGCTTGGCTTGTGCAACTTACTGCTGAGATGTTAGATGAGCGTGATGAGTTGCGTGGAATTCTTGCTGAGAGGGTCACTAGGGGTGATGATGATTCGTGGCGTGACCGTAGACAGTTGCGTGATTTGGAGAGAAGTCTTATTTCTAACTTGTCTTTGATGGCTTGGACTCCTGTTGACCGTAGTCGTTATGGTTTGGCTGAGGTGAAGGCTAAATCTAAGTTGGCTGATTTTATGGATAAGCATGGATAGTTGGCCGCCAGCGTGGTTGACCCCTGTTTCGGATGATGAGATTGCTGCTGGTAAGGGTGAAGCGGTTATAGCGTTTGCTGAGACGTTTGGAATTATCACTAAGGACTCTGTGGCTGGTAAGGCTGGGGTTACTTTGCGGTTGCGTGACTGGCAGAAAGAGTTGTTGCGCCATGTTTACGCTTATGACGATAAGGGTTTGAAGCATCGCATCAATCTGATTGGTATGCCCCGTAAACAAGGCAAGTCGGCTTTGGCTTCTACGCTTGGCGTGTATGGCTTGTTGGCTCAGGGTATCAATGGTGCAGAGGTTTATTCGTGTGCTGCCGATAAAGACCAGGCTCGTATCGTGTTTGGCGATGCGAAGAAAATGATTGAAGCTCACCCTGATTTGATGGAGATGGTCAAGTTGTATAGGGATGCGATTGAAGTTCCTTCTACTGGTTCTGTTTATCGTGTGTTGTCTGCTGAAGCGTTCAGTAAAGAGGGCCTTAGCCCAACATGTGTGATTTTTGATGAAGCACATGCCCAGCCCAATAGGGAGCTGTTTGATGTTATGTCTTTGGCTCAGGGTGCTAGAGGTAACATGGCTTCGATGATTGCGATTACTACTGCTGGGGTTAAGACTGACTCTACGGGTATGGACAGTATTGCTTATTCTCTTTACCAATATGGTCAGAAGGTGGCTCGTGGTGAAATTATCGACCCAACTTTTTTCATGGGATGGTGGGAAGCCCCTATGGAAGCAAATCATAGGCTTGAAGAGACTTGGCGTATCGCTAATCCTGGGATAGATGACATTTGTGCTTTATCAGATTATGAGTCTGCTGTGTTGCGTACTCCTGAGTCTGAGTTTAGGACTAAGCGTTGTAATCAGTGGGTTAGTTCTCAGATTAGTTGGTTGCCTACTGGTATGTGGGATTCTGTAGCCGAGCCTGAAGAGTTAGACCCTGATGCCGAGTATGTGTTGGGCTTTGATGGCTCGTTCTCTGGAGATACGACTGTTATTGTGGGTTGTCGTAAGCCTAGACATGAAGAAGATAAACCTTATGTGTTTCTTGTGAAGGCTTGGGAGAAACCTGTTGATGCTGATGATACTTGGCGTGTGGACATTCTTGATGCTGAGAACGCTATCAGGGACTTTTGTGCGAAGTATAAGGTTCGTGAGGTTGCTTGTGACCCTTACCGTTGGCAGAGGTCTATGGAAGCGTTGGCTGATGCTGGTGTCCCTATCGTGGAGTGGCCGTCTACTTCAGCGAAACGCATGATTCCAGCGTGTGCCGCTTTTTTTGATGCTGTAGTTGAAAAACGTATTACACATGACGGTAACCCTTTGTTGGCACGTCATCTAAGTAATGCTGTTGTAAAGAGTGATAATCTTGGTGTAAGGATTGTGAAAGAGAACCGTTCTAGTCTCCGCAGGATTGACGCTGCTGTTGCAGCTATCTTGGCGTATGACCGAGCAGGGGCTAAAATAGAAAAGCGTATAGTACCCAAGTTTTACGGATAGGTGAACATGATTTCTTCAATAGTTCAGGCAGTAGGCATTGGGATTGTTGCTATAGGTGTGGGAATGATTTTTTTACCAGCAGGTTTAATTGTTTTGGGTGCTGGAACACTTTTGTTTGGCTTGGCTTCTGGAATGGATAAATAATGCTTAATAGGCTTCTTAGTACACGCTCTATTTCTTATCAAAGCATTTTCTCTAATGGTGGAGATTTTTCTATTGAAAGTCAAGCTGGCGTAAACATAAACGGTAATACAGCCTATGAGGTTGTAGCGTTCTTCTCTGCTATAAGCCTTATCAGTGACACTATTTCTACTTTGCCTGTTGATTCTTTTATTCGTGTTGATGGTGAACGTAAGCCTTACCGCCCACGCCCTACTTGGATTGACCAGCCAGACATTGATACTACACGTCAAGCACACTATGGGTCTATTGTTGCTTCTCTTCTTGTTTACGGTAACTCTTATACTCGTGTTTTTAGAGATAATAAGGGTGATGTTGTAAATCTTGTTGCTCTTGACCCGACAAAGATGGAAGTTAGACGTTCTGCCATTGGTCGTAAGGTTTTTGTTTACGCTGATGAAAAAAAGACTTTGAACTCTGATGAGGTTATTCACATCATTGATTTAGCAACTCCAGGTGCTTTGATTGGTTTATCTAGGGTAGATAAGTTGAAAGATGCTTTGGGTGTTGCTACTGCTTTGCAGTCTTATGCTTCTCGTTTCTTTTCTCAGGGTGCTACCACTAATGGTGTTATCGAGTATCCTGGCGAGTTAACCCCTGAAGAAGCTAAAGACCTTAGAGAATCATTTGATTCACGTCATAAGGGTTTCCGTAAGGCACATAAGACAGGTATTTTGTCTGGTGGAGCAAAGTATGTTTCAACTACTGTCTCTAATGATTCAGCACAGTTCCTTGATTCTCGTAGGTTCGCTGTCGAAGAGATTGCTAGAGCCTTCAACATTCCTTTGCACATGCTCGGTATTCCTGGTACTGCTAGTTATGCTTCTGTTGAGCAAAATAACCTTCAATTTATTTCTCACACGTTAAGACCTATTTTAGAGAAGATTGAGTGGGCTTACAGCCGTATCCTACCTAGTACAGCATTTATCAAATTTAATTTCTCTGCTCTTCTTCGTGGAGACCTTCAGAGCCGTTATCAAGCGTATTCGATTGCTACTCAGGCTGGTTTCAAATCAATCAATGAGATTAAGAAGTTAGAGGATGAGCCAGCAGTTGCTGGTGGTGATGCGTTTAGAGTTCCTTTGGCTAACGTGAACATTAATGCTGCTGACCTGTCTGAGACTGAAGCTAAGGTGAAGATGGCTGATACTTTGATTGCTGCTGGGTTTGACCCTGAAGCAGTACTTATGGAACTTGGGTTGCCTTACATTCCTTTTGTAAAGGTTGAATCTCCAGCACAGTCTCTTCCTGCTAATGACCCTACACATGTAGGAGACCCTAATCAACCTAATTCACAGAGTATGGGGGCATAATGATAACTCCAGGTGCATATAACATTACTGCTTATCAAGGTGCAGATTATGACCAGTCATTTACTGTAACTCAGGGTGGTACAGCGTTGAACTGGACTGGTTTTACTGCAAAAATGCAGGTTCGTGAAGCTGCTGATGCTTCTACAGCATTAATTGATTTGAATACTAGCGGTTCAGGTATCACTTTGGGTGGAACTGCTGGAACTATTCTTGTCAACATTACTTCAACACAGTCAGCTGCTGTTAGTGCTGGTTCTTATGTTTATGATTTAGAACTTATTTCTTCAGGTAGTGCGGTGACAAGACTTTTACAGGGTGCCTTTAACATGGTAGGAAATGTGACTAGATGAGTACAACAACAGTAACAACTACTGAGACAACAGTGCTAGTTGAACTAAGCAGTGCAGGTGTTCAAGGTGCTTCAGGTATCGGCTATACAGGTGTCACGTCAAACTCGACTATCACTCTAGGCACAGGTCTAAAAACTTTTACTCTA